GTAAGCCGACTCGGAACGGGTTCGTTCATCTCCTACGGGAGACGCAAAAGCCGACTGAAGGAACGGGAACACGGATCCCTCGCAAGAGGTAAAGGTGCAAATTCCAACTACTTTAGGAGAAACCAAATGGCACAAGTCACATACCGTGGTGTCGCATATGACACCGATAGGAACAAAGCAAAGCAGACTAACAAGGTCGATCTAACTTACCGTGGTGTAAGACAAGAAAAAGAACTTACAAGTCTTAAGTGATTGAAACATTAGAGATATGTTTAGCATCTGCTATCTTTCTCACAATCATAACTGCTGAAGTTCAGTTCCTATACGGAAAATAAATACAGGAGGGTTGCATCCCTCCTTTTTTTATGCTATGATGATTGAAACATTAATATTATGGACAGAGACAAACTCAAGCTAATGGTTCGTAATTTAGAATTATTAGTAGATGACATCAAAGCAGAGGTCTTTTCTGATGTGGAATCTTATGTTGCTCCACCTCCTTCTATATCTCAAGATTATGATGAAATATTAGAGGATGACGATGGCTACCCCGATTAGTAGAGCAAAAAGATTAGTTAAAATGTTAGAAAGATTAGTCAAACAACCTTATTTGTATGATGAGAAGCAAAATAAATTAATTAGGGAACAATTAAAAGCGGCTAAGAATGAATTAGCAATTATTGAAGAAAAAACATCTAAAGGATTTAAATGAACGTATCACTTGTAAGTGTATCACCCGATGCCGAAAAACATATGGCATACTGTGCTCGTGTGAGTAACCCAAATAATCAGGACAATGATAATTATGCAGGTCTATTAAGATACTGTATCAAACATCAACATTGGTCTATTTTTGAGCAAGCATTTATGACTCTTGAAATTAATACTACAAGAGGACTTGCTGCACAGATATTACGACATCGCTCTTTTACATTTCAAGAGTTTAGTCAGAGATACGCTGATACAAATTTATTAGATACAAATATACCTTTACCAGAATTAAGAAGACAAGATACAAAGAATCGTCAGAATAGTATTGATGATATACCAGAAGAACAAAGTAAAATGTTACTTGGTCGAATACAAAATTATTTTAATGAAGGACTTGATTTATATAATGAACTATTGAGAGAAGGCATCGCAAAAGAATGTGCTCGATTTGTTTTACCATTAGCAACACCAACTCGCATTTATATGTCTGGTAGTGTTCGTTCTTGGGTTCATTACATTGATCTCCGTTCTGGACACGGGACACAGAAAGAACATATGGATATTGCAAACGCTTGTAAGACTATTTTTACCGAACAATTCCCAACTGTATCTGAGGCTCTGGAATGGGTCTAAATAACTATACTACTTTATAATATTATGGCAACATACCCTGTAGTAAATACAAAAACTGGTGAACAGAAAGAAGTTGTAATGAGTATCACAGAATGGGATCAGTGGTGTTCTGACAATCCTGATTGGTCAAGGGATTATTCTGATCCCTCAACTATGCCAGGTGTCGGTGAAGTTGGAGAATGGAAAGATAAGTTAAGAAAGACCAAACCAGGTTGGAATGATGTTCTTAAAAAAGCACAACAATCACCAGGTTCAAGAGTAAAGACACTTTAATCAAATGCCAAGAAAAAAGAAGACTAATGGGGATCAACCCATAGGTATCGGTTTAACTACGAAACAAATGAAACGTAAAAAACCGATTGGAAATACTTACCTTCTTGATATTGAACCCATCACAGATAATCAAAAGAAACTTTTTGATTCATATGCGGAGGGAAAACATCTTGTTGCATATGGCACAGCAGGGACAGGAAAAACATTTATTTCCTTATATAATGCTCTTGCTGATGTATTAGATGAAACAACACCATACGAAAGAATCTATCTCGTGCGTTCTTTAGTATCAACTCGTGAAATTGGTTTTTTACCAGGAGATCACGAGGACAAAGCAGATATTTACCAAATACCATACAAAAATATGGTAAAATATATGTTTCAAATGCCAACTGATGCTGACTTTGAAATGTTATATGGTAATCTTAAGGCACAAGAAACAATCAAATTCTGGAGTACATCCTTTATAAGAGGTACAACTCTTGATAACGCAATAGTAATAGTTGATGAATTCCAAAATCTTAATTTTCATGAATTAGATTCAATTATTACTCGTATTGGAGAAAATAGTCGAATTATTTTCTCTGGTGATGCTAGTCAAAGTGATTTGGTAAAAACAAATGACAGGAATGGCATACACGATTTTCTTAACATATTGCGTAAAATGCCATCTTTTGATATAATAGAGTATGGCATTGATGATATAGTTCGTTCTGGACTTGTCAAAGAATATATTATTTCAAAACTTGAAGTTGGTCTTTAATGTTTAATCATGTAGAACTGAATCTTCCTAAACTTTCCAGAGAAACTATTGACGGTGTTCGATATTACTCTGTGCCTGATGAAGATGAATTAATTAAATTAGTTTCAATCACATCTGTTACGAGTCATTACAATAAAGAAATTTTTATTAATTGGCGAAAGAAAGTAGGTGATGAAGAAGCAAATCGTATTACTAAAGCAGCTACCACCCGTGGTACTGATTTTCATACTTTAACTGAACATCATTTGTTGAATGATGAGAAACTTCCAAAAGTTCCTCCAATATCTAATTTTCTGTTTAATGTAGCGAAGCAAAAAATTGGTAATATAAATAATATTTACGCTTTAGAGGGTTCTCTCTACAGTAAGCAACTAGGAATTGCTGGAACAGTCGATTGTATTGCAGAATACGAGGACGAGTTAGCGATAATTGATTTTAAGACTTCTAAAAAACCAAAACCCAGAGACTGGATTGAACATTACTTTGTCCAGTGTATGGCATACGGTTGTATGTTATATGAATTAACGGGTATATCTGTTAAAAAATTAGTAATTATTATGTCCTGTGAAAATGGAGAATGCATCGTCTATGAAGAATACAACAAAGCAAAGTACATCAAACTCCTCGGAGAATACATTAACAAATTTGTTCAAGATAAACTGGAACTCTATGGAACCGAATAAAGAATTAGAACAGGCAATCGAGAATAAATTCTTGACACCATCTAAATTTGCACAAGAAATTGAAAACATTGTCAAAGAAGAAGAAGACTTCAATTATATTGATGCAATCTGTTACTATTGCGAAACTAACAATATTGAGGTAGAATCAGTATCAAAGTTAATATCCAAACCTTTAAAAGAAAGATTAAAATGGGATGCGACCCGTCTTAATTTTATGAAACCTACATCAAGAGCAAAATTGCCTTTATAATGAAAAAATCAGAATTAATTCATTGGAGATTGCAAGCGATGCTTCGTGAGCATTCTTTTCGTGATTTACAGTACTTAGGTGTCAGACCTGATAGTATTGGTATGGATCAACATTGGTATCGTATCGGTGAAGCAGAAGTTCCCGTAGATGCAATTACAGAATTAGATAGTGAAGAGGAAGATGATGAAAGTGACTCCATTTGAAACCTATCAGTCATATCTATCAATGAAAAGTCATTTTACTAACCGTAAGTATGACTTTTTTCGATATGGTGGTAAATCTCGTGCAACAATGTCATCCTTTAATAAAAGAAAGGATAAGTATTGGTTTGAGAAAACATCAAGAAAATACTCTGATGGTGAAATAGTTGACTTTTTACTTGCTAACTTTGTCACTACAGATAATCCAAAGAACCTGTGGATTGGTGAGATTATCAATTCTGGTGAAAGAACTTATGCAGATTGGATGAGAAGAAAACAGAGTATCTCCTACTTATTTAAAGAAGAGTCAGAAAAGTTATTAGAGGAAAATAATTTAGAACAATTATTTGAGTGTGGAAAAGGACATCCTATTATATTGAAGAGATTTTTAGGTGGGGATATCTCACTTGAAACTTTTGTAATCTATGATATAATATTTTCATTCTCAGAAAAATTTGACGAGAAACTGTTCGATCCCGTATGGGAAACCGTCAGTTTAAAAATAAGGAAATATAAACCTTTCCTAAATATTAATGTATTCAACTTTAAAAAAATACTACGGGAAATCGTAAATGAGTGATTTTTTTGATTCAGACATAGTTCGTGAAGAACTACAAGAGATAAACGAATTGCAGATGTCTATTTACAAGAATGCAATGAAGTTTGGAACTTTTTGTCGTGAAGACAAAGTTGACCACATTGAAAAACTTACTGAATTATTAGAAAGACAAAAAGTAATGTACACTCGCATTAGTCTCTCTGATGATAAAGAAGCAATAGAATTAAAGAATCATTTGCAAAAATCAGTTGAACTGATGGGATTCCCAGAAGGAACTGATATGTTGCTTTTATTCAGTGGTATGTCAAATACTATTGAGACTCTTAAGAAGTCTATTGACAATTGATTATTAATCTGTTATAATCCAATTATCTAAAATATCCAATTTATCCGAGGTATCCAAATGTCTTTTAAAGACCTAAAAAAACAATCTAAACTTGGCTCACTTACTGCAAAGTTAGTTAAAGAAGTCGAGAAGATGAACAACACGGGCGGTAACACTGATGACCGTATCTGGAAGTTAGATGTAGACAAAAGCGGTAACGGTTATGCTGTTATCAGATTTCTACCTGCACCCGAAGGTGAAGATTTACCATTTGTAAAACTATATTCACACGCATTCCAAGGTCCTGGTGGATGGTTTATTGAGAACTCACTCACTACTCTTGGACAGAAAGACCCAGTTTCTGAGTATAATTCATTACTCTGGAACAATGGAACTGATGCTGGAAAAGAAACAGCAAGAAAACAGAAGCGTAAGTTAACTTACGTATCTAACATCTATGTTGTGAAAGATCCTGCTAATCCTGAGAACGAAGGTAAAGTATTTCTATACAAGTATGGAAAGAAAAGAATAAAGAAA